TGAAAGCTGGTGGTGTAGCAGCTACCGGAGATGGTGCTGACGGCACGCCTCCTCCTCCTCCTCCAGCTCCAAACTTAGATGTTTCTGCCTTTGTTTTAGACATAGCTGACCTTATACTAGCTATAATACCAACGGCCTGAGCTGCGAATATTGCAATAGGGATTAAGTTAAATGGTGGTGGAGCTGATGCTGCTGCTTTACCAGTTCCTTTAGCTATATCTGTACCACTTTCTGCTGCATTCATCGTAGCTTTACTTAAAGTAGATTTAGCATTCATAATTAACTCTTTTAGTGCAAGAGCTTGTTTTGCTACAAATAATGCTTTACCTACTCCACTTTCAGCACCGGCTGCCTGGATAACTGCATCAAGACCTTGTTGTACCAAAGCTTTTTTGGTTTCAGCTTCAAGCTTATCTAACTCTATTTTTTGATGACCAAATTCTTGCTGCTTAGTTGCTAATTCAGTTTCAGCATCAATACGAGCTTGAGTGCCTTTTTGTGTGTTATCAATATTAAATTGTAACCTTTCTAATTCTAATTCTTTCTCTAATTCAAATGCATCTCTTTTAGCTTGAACTTTAGCCAGCTCATTATTGCCTTGCTCTGCCATAAAATTAGCCTCATTAATAGCTAGCTCATTCAGGCTTTCTGCTTTAGTCTTGTCTAGGTCTATTAATTCTTTCTTTAATCCTATCTCATTAATCAGCTGCTCAGACTTAAAACCAGCAACCTTAGCGTCTATTGCTAATAGCTCAGTATTTAAGTCATAAAGCTCGTTTGTACGCTCTATTGATTCGCCCTTTAAATCAATCTCTGTTTGTATGGCGTTAATACGCTGCTGAATAGTATTCTTTTCTGCCTCAGTTTGGTCTTCTATAACCTTTCCCAACTCTTCGTTAGCCTTTATTCTGTCTGCAATAGAAAGTGTTTCATCGTCTCTTATTTGACGTTGCTGCTCAGCTTGTAAATCATACTTCTCAACAAGGCGTTGTTGCTGCAAAGCCAGTAGCTCAAAATTCTTTTTAGATTCTACCAGGCGTTTAGCTTGAGATGATGCTGACTTTACGTCTATAGTTTCTACTGCGACTGCAACACCCTCTGCTATACCTTGTGCTAGGGTACCTACTTCTCCTACTGCCTCAACAAAATTATCTCCTATCTGCTTACCAGCATTTTTTATCCTTTCGCCAGTCTGAGCTAACTTTTCTGACGTATCATCTATAGCCTCGTTTAGTCTTTTAATTTCTTCAGGATCACCGTCACCTAAAAATGATTCTTCCCAGGCTAATTGTGCCTTTTGAACACCCAGCACTATACCTTGAATAGCTCCTACAATTATATTAACTGCAATACTCAAAGCTCCTCCTAGTACTTTACCTAACGCATCAAAGCCTCCGGTAGCTTCAGATACTCTTTCTATAATTGGTTTAAATACATCTACAATCTGATTCAAAACGATACTCAAAGTCTCAGAAACCTGAGCTAAAGCATCAGTCATAATCTGATTCTCTTTAAACTTTTCAACCAGGTCGCCAGCTAGCTTGATAAGAATACCAAATCCAAGGCCTTTGAACACCAGGCCTAAACCTTTAAAACCTTTACCTAGTTTAGCTACGGCTCCCTTTACTTTTTTAAGTACTCCTACTTGTTTCTTTCCAGCATTAGCATTATCTTGTAAAGCCTTGGTAAGTTCTTTTTGTTGCTCAGCGTTTTCATTACCCAGCTTCTCAACGGCTTTAGTTAGCTCAGCAATCTTCTTTACTGCGTCTTTTACGTCAGCTTGTATCTTAATCGTTTCTTGTACCATTCTTTATATTTTTTAACTGCCAGCTAAACTCTTTCCAGTTTGTAGGTAGCTTATTTTTTCCTTTAGCAATCTCAACGTATTTGCCCTCGTTTACATACTGGAGCATATCTAATATTTGTTTTATCATAATTTTAAGGTGTAGGTCCGCTCAAAGTAGTTACTACTAATGCACCTGATGGTGCTGATTCATTTAATAAAATATCAAATGCAACTACTGTTATTGAATATGATGTTGCTGAATTTAATCCAGTTATATCATCTGAATAAGTTGTTTGTAAAGGTTGTGCCATTGACCCACCAACTGCTACACCATTTGCATAAACAACATAATAAGACATTGTAATATTATCTGGAGATGTGCTTGGATTCCAAGTAATAGTAAACCCTGTACTTGTTATATTTGATGCAACTAATCCAGTAACTTGTGTTGGATTATTACCACTAGATGTTAATATCGAGGTAACGTCATTGAGTAATTCAAATTCAGATTTTCCAGTCTTCAAGTTAGTTGTTAATGAATTTATCTTATAAGCATTATTATTAAATTTTACTAAATCATTTAGCTTCAAATTATAGTAAAGACCGAATGGTAAATAAGCACTTACTTTTGTGATTCTTCTCCTGGCATTAAAAACATCTTGAATATAAGTCTTGTAATTAGTTTCAAATAAACTATCTGTAAAAGCAAGTGGGTCTACTACCGGCTCGTTTGCTTGATACTCGTTTATCTCATTACCAAAATGTATATTAGATTTACTTGCAGTTGATGTTAAAGCTAAGGCATTAGATGGAATATAGTATTCGTTAATATCTTCAACATTACTTGTTTCTGTATCTCTTATTCTTATACTTGTTTCGTTTGATAGTCTTATAGGGTAAAATAATAATGGAGATCCGTAATAAGGCTCTTGATTATCGTCTACAAAATAACCCCATTGAACATCCGTAGAGGCTCCTCCTTGTACGTCATAAAGCCTTTCATATTGCATATGCTCAAAAGGTAATTCTAAGTCGTAAGATTTAGTAGGAGCATCAAATATATCTGAGTTCAAACTATAAGATAAAGACCCCCATCTTTTATTATTTAATTGTTGAAATTGTTTAGCTAAAAAGGTGCCTAATCCTTTGTATGTAAAATCAACTTTCTTAAAAGGTAGTGCTATATCAACGCTCGATTGTTCTGTATCTATGTAGTTGCTTATATCAACCGGTACTGAAGAGCCGGATGCATAATAACTATCTAAAGTTTTTACGACAATAACGCCATCATTATCTACATAGGCCGTTAAATTGAACATCTTGAAAAGACCAGTTAAGAACTCTATAATAGTCATTTTAGGCATCTGCTCTTGGATATTAAATTCAGTAAATGAAGTTGTAGTAAATGGAAATGTATTTGAATAAACCATTTGACCATTCTGTCCAAAGCCTAAACCTCCTTGTGTCCAAGATACAGTCCATTGAATACTACCAGCTGCAAACGTCATATTTGTTGCTGATGCAATCTGTATTGTGTATGTACTATTATTGAAAGGTACTATTATTAATTGCTTAGCTCCGGTACCAGTAGTTTCTCCGACTATAGTTGAGCCATCTCTGATAACTTTAATCGTATAAGCATCTGTCGTATTTGGAGGCGTTACATTTAAGTTTAAAAAAGATATGCTATATGGAGATTGAGCCGTTAGTGCTAATACCCCATTTAACACATTAGATGTTGATGGCTGACAATTAGTAGTTGGTACGCAAACTGTTGTCCCCAGCTCTGTTACTTGTGTAAAGTTTTGCAACACTTGAGCCGGTGCATCTACGTGACCTTTTTTCCTATGTAACCATAAAAACAAATTATCAAATTCTTCATTTGTATCATCATTAAAAAAGTCATCAGAAAAGGTTAATGTTTGACCACCAAGAAAAGACTCTGATTGTATAGCATCTATGATAGCTTGCACCTTAATCGCATACTTAAACTGATTCCATTCAACACCATTAGAGTTTACATTAGTGTGAGGAAATAAATTTCTTATACCTAAATCTGGACTAGGAGGAAAAACACTATGGCTTCCACTATCGTAGATTAATCTTTCTGTATGTGTGATTAAAGGAACTATAATATTACCATTTTCTGCAGCGATTTGCATTGCACTTGTAACATTACTAAAATTATAAATTTGATTATAGTCGTTTAATTTTTGTAAAGATGATAACTGACTATCAGCAAGAATATCCTTTAAGTTTATAGTGTTTCCAAAAAAAGTAATATTGTATGTATGAGGTACGTTATTCTTTAACTTAACACCATTTAGCTTTATTAACCCCTCTTTGAAAGAAAGATTGTTTAATTCTAGTGTTGCTTGTTTTTTACTTCTTGCATCATAACCATCTCCAATGCTAAAATCATAATAGTGTTTAAAGATTTTGTTATTTGGTTTAGAAGCTGGGATTGAAAATGTCCTTGTAAATTCAGTAAATATTTTACTGATGTCTTTCACGTTCTGAATAGACTGCGTTAATACAACACTTTCGTCCTCAAATAAATCTACTCTTTGACCCTCTATGTATAGTTGTATTTTTTGCATTTATCTTATGTCATTTAAAACATTGTAAGAATTTTCAAACTCTATCGTGTACTCAACTAACTTATCGTTTAAGCTAGTCTTATAAGTTATATCGCTAGTCTTTATATTAATCGGTAATACTTGTTCGTCTGTATTTGTTAAGTTTGTTATCCATATTTTTTCAGATAACATTAATTGCTTAAATACTTCGTTGTAAGATTCACTTAAAAAGCCACTACTCAAAGTCATTGACTCGTTTGCAGTAATGTTAAAATCTCTTTTCGTGTGTACACTCGTATCGTATGTATTAGTGTAAGTTAAAACATTAGCTTTATAGCTTTCTCTTTTAGTAGTCATTTGCTCAACTTTCTTTTTGAAGAAATACATATCTTGTAATACACCAAACTTATTAACAAAGGTTATTTTCTTTGGCTCGTATTTACACTCATCAATAGTTTTTACATTAATGATATCAAGTGTTCCATCAGTATTCCCAATATGTATAGCATCTACTTTACCAATACTCAGAGTATTTAGATATTGCGAGATACATTTATTATCTTCAAATACACCTAGATAATTACCAGCTACTCTTGACTTAAACGAATCTCTTTCACTCTTTCCGTTTATGCTAATATGTGCTACTTGTTCTGTGGTGTCTAATGAATTATCAGTATTAACATAACTACCAACAACCTCTCCATCTCTTAAAAAAGCGATACTAATATCTTCTCCAATGTAGACTGGTATTCTGTAAACATTATCATCTAACGCAAAAACCTCTTTATTACTCATTAGAAGATTCTTTCCAGTATAGGAATAGTAACTACCTTCTTCAAAATAAGAATAACCATCTAATGCTAAGTAAGTTAATGTTGATTGAAATAATTGACCTCCGTTTGAATCAAAAGATGTCTTTACAATTCGCACCCATTTACAAGTATAATATTCATCAGCAGCAAAATAAAAACCAAAAAAAGGTACATCTAAATAATCTCTAATTAGTTCTGATATTTCAAAATTTATTCCAATAGCACCTGGTAATATTTGCTTTCTTAAAGAGTATTGAGGTGTACCAGTATAATCAGTATCTCTATTACCTGAATATATTTCAATATCTACAGTAGCATAGGCTATATTTACGCTTGCATCCCTTACAAAAAAAGGACTTCTTGTGTTAATTATTTGACTCATTTTTTCTTTTTATTATTCATAAAGACCAGGCGTACCAGCTGAGCTGCATCCAGGCCATATGACTTGGCTAATATTTCAGGTAACATTTCATAATGCTTTTGGAATGGCTTAGTAAAAAATAAGCTAGGCTTAATACCTCTTTTAAACACCCCTACTGCTATTGCAAACTGAATGCTCTTACGTGGTAGAAACTTACCCTTATCATCTCTAATAGCTATCTTTCTTCTTACTATCCACTTATCCATCTTACTTGGTGGTGGCATTCCTTTTAATCCGTTCTTGCCTCCTTTACTCTTATATGAATATGGAGTGTCATATTTCTTTTCAACACCTGAAACCCCTTGGTCTATAAAGGCTCCGTAGTGTTCCATTTTAATCACAAACTCTAAGGCTCCTGACGGATATATTACAACCGGCTCCCCTTTAATACTCTTGCTAAGCTTTCCGGAGGCGTCTATTGACTGATTATACTTGCCTTGTGGCCTAGCTAGGTTTTCTTTCGCATCTGCTATTACGAGGTCTCTAAACTCCTCTAGTGATGCTTTTAAGTTTGAGAACTCTTCTAACATTTACTGAAATCATTTGCAACCATAATATTAGCCGTGTATGTCCAGCCAGCTATTTTGTTTTCAAACCTATCATAAAACGGCTCACAAGCCGGTACACCATCTAACTGAAATAAGTCTGTATTCAAAGTACCTCTTCTGAGTACCTCATTTAGCTTATTGAGGACTGCCAGCTGCGTGTTCATTACATCGTGTTCATTATCTACTCCGTTGAATGTTTCGTCTAAGTTAAGAGCTTCGTTTATTTGGTCTTTACTTTGCCATACAACATCCATAGCCAGGATAGAAATATTAAATACAATAACATTACCTTGAAGTGTAGCACTATTAACTATCAGATGTGATAAAGGAAATATGGTAATCTTGTTCAGGTCTATCTCTGTCAAATCTCCTGATGTAACCGTATTCACATTAGGGTCTAATAATAACTCATTTTTAATCTTGTCTAACGTCTTGTAGAACGCTTGTGGTCCAGCTATACTCATTTCTTAAATTTACTTTTTATATTGTCGCTTTCTAGCTTAGCTTTCTCTTGTTCAAAACTTAGCATAGTTAAGCAAGCGTTTACTCCCAGTTTGGTAATATCATCAAATCGTCTAACATCTCCTTTAGCGAGTGCGTAAATCGACTGATACCAACCCCATTTAGATGCGAACGATTGAAATCTTGAATAGCTGTTTTCTCCTGATTCTCCAAATAATTCACTATACCTTGAGATAATTCTATCCCTAAACGATAAAAAAAAACCAGGCTACTCACTACTGCATCCATAGGCATATTCATCATAAGCTCATCATACTGCCCAGGATCATAACTCTTAATTCTATATTTACCACCCAGCTGCTGCTCTATTGGTCTGTATAATACGGCCATAGCTTTATGCATATTAGTCCAGTCGCCCATAAACATATCCAGGTCAATATACTCTCCAAAGCTCATATCTTCAATCTTAGGAATAAAACCAAACTCTACTCCACCCATACTAAATCTCTCTACTAACTCAGGTTTAGAATTAATGGTATCTGATATAATGTTTACGATATGCGTAACGTCTTTTATTTTAAGAGCTATCGCCTGGTCGTAAGGTACATTACAGAATATCTCTAACATCTTTAGTGATATGAAAGACTCTGAATTAACGTCATCTTTATTTACGTTTACCAGGTTTTCATACTTCATATATTGAGCTAATGTAATTTCAGATAAATTGTTCGGTACGTTTACTTTGAACTCCATATTAATGATTTAACATATAACGCTCAGAAATGGCTATTTTACAAATGGAACAAAAAAAAATAGGCATCTTGTTAGACACCTATCTTAAACACTCTCAGAATGCTTTAAAATTACTCTCTCGGCTTTCGGCCGGCCTTTCCTTTCCAGTCTTCTGCTAACTCTTTTCTAAAATTAACCATATTGTTCTTAGTATATTCATCGCCTTTCTCGATAGCTCGCTTACAAGTAGAGTATAAACTAGGTATGTCTTCTAATAAAGCTCTAGCGTCAAACTCTATCCTCATAGCTTCGTCTTCGGAATAACCTATAGTTTCAATATGTACAACACCAGGCGTTGCGTATAGGCTAATTGTCTTTAAAATAAATGCTTCTTTCATAATATAAAATTTAGTATTAATAATTATCGAATTCGTTTAACGGATATAAATCATTCCAGCCGTCTACTGAATTAGGGTATGCATAAGGCTTTCTAATAACCTTTGAATATTCCTCTACGTAGTAATCCTCATCTCTAAAAGAGTCTTTTAATTCATCCATATATTGCTCTGCATCACACCTTGTGTAAAATCCATCTTCGTTTACCTCACCTTGTCTGTAGGCATTCACCCACATTACTCTGTATCTAATCTCTGTTTTCATAACTTCTAGTGCTTATTGATTCGTGAATATAATCCTCAAGGTCTTCTCTGTAACGCTCTATCTCCTCTGCTATGTCAAGGATGCGTTGTAATCCTTCCAGCTCCATACGGCTGCCAAGAGGCTCTCCGTTAAAAATTTCATTCTCTATTACTTCTAGACACTCGTCTAAATCTTGTGCCGTGTTGTGGAAACGGCAATAACTCATATTACTCATAATTGTTCGTTTAAATGTTATTAACTATATTTCTCTGATATTCTAAAACCCTCGTTTAAGCCTTTCTCATATTGATTAGTAGCTAGCTCACACATAATATCACTCAATGCGGTAAACTGCTCTGCGGTTAGGTTTAATTTCAAAGCATTTTTTTTCTCGTAAGCTTTTGCTAAATTCGATTTTAATGATTCTGTTTTCATAATGTTAAAAGTTATATTTGATTTTAATAAGATTCCACCAGGTTAAGTGCTGGTATTCTTTCTCTGTGTAAACGTAAATCCGGCCTCTCACTTCTAAAGCGTGCAGACCGGTTGGTAGGATTCTGTGTATCATTACGCCTCGTATTTTTGACGGAAAATAGACATATCGAATTTGATACCAGTCTGCTTCTGTATGGTGTAACCAATGTTAAAAAAAGCCTTGTAAACACGGCCAGCGTATGACGGCTCTGCACCAGGGTACTGGAGCCACATAAAATCACCACCATTCGCATAGTGTGTGTTCACTACGGTAAGCTTCCAGCCTAGTAGCAATTTATCAACAATCTCTTGCTGAGGTTTAGTAAATTTGATGTTGTTTTCTTGTAGAAAATTAGAGAATAATTCAGGTGTCATAATGTTCGTTTTTTTAATGTTAGACAAAGCAAAGATAAGAAAAAAAAGTTACCAACAAAATTTAATAACTTATTTAGCGTGCTTCATAGCGTGTTCATAGGCCTTGACTAATAACAAGTGCTGGTGTGGATTCTGAGGCCTAGAAACGCTTATCCTTACACCCCTACAATTGAATATAAAATTACTGACTACTTGTGCCATTTCTTCCTCTGTCTTACTTGATTGCATACTTACCAAAGTTAGGTCTACTAAGAATAGAATAAGTAGCGTAGCGTAATCCATCTATAAGATGATTATTCTTGTCTTCTGGCTGATTAGTTAGCTTTCCACTCTTGTCTTCTTTCCACTTGTAAGACCGGAACTCTCTAACCAGGTTATCTGAAACCGGCACCAGGTTTAATGTGTATCGTTTAAGTAAATCAATACCAGCGTTTATGCTATCCTTACCCTTAACAGACGGCCTTATGTTCCAACCCATACGTCTAAGCTCATCATTTAATCTAGGCTCAGCTGAGTCTGCATAAACCAGGGATCTATTAACGCCTATTTCTCCCAGGACTTTACTAATATCAGATGCAGTCATATGTGTTCTATAAAGATGCTCTTGGATATAAAGGTTTACCTCGTCTTTCCATACTGATACGATTGCCGTAGGGTCATTAGAGTAGCCGTAATCCATACCATAGGCTACAAATGAAGCGTTTTCAGGAACTCTTAAACATTCTTGATACTTGAATATAGTTGAGCGTGAAGCTCCCCTCTCTCCCAGGCCGTATATTTGCCAATATTGTTCATCAGTATCTCGCAGCCTTTCAATCTCAGATATGATTGTTTCGTTTAGAAACGGATTATCTAAGTATGTGGTCTGATAAAACTCAGTATCTTCTCTTGTAATTACACGATCATAAATCCAATGAAACTCGTCTGATGGATTGTAGTCTAATATAATCTTGTCTTGTGTTCTAAAGACCAGCTGCTGCCAATCCTCAAAGAATAATTCATTAGCCTCATTAATAAACAACAAATCTCTCTTCCGGCCTCTTACTTTCTGAGGCTGGTCTAGGGATATAAATTCAACCAGGTTACCGAATAGCTTATACTCAGAGCTTGACTTATTATGATTAGAGTCGTTATAGATTTCATAGATTTTAAGAATGTCGATGAAGTCACGCATCACAGTCGCTCTTGTACTTGGAAATGTCTTTCTAGTGATTGTAATCACCTTTCCGTTATGTCTATTGCAGTAAGAGAATATAATCCATAACAATATGTTATACGTCTTGCCTGACCTAGTACCACCTTGCTCTACTACTATCTTCTTTTGAGAGCTTTCTAAGTGGTCAAATATAACATTGGTATCAATCTTCTTTTTTGCCATTCGTAATTATGTTTACCTCGAATGATGTTTGCTCTCCGTCTGCACCGGTTATCTCCTGGCGTTCTACATAACCTCTTTTCTTTCCTCTTGTCTTCAACAGAAATATAGTAGCCGGCACGCTACCCTCTTTAATCTGTAAATGTAGATGAGATTCTGCAAAATCAAGAATGACGTTCTCAAGGTCTGAAACCTCTTGAGCATAATCATTGTCTTCTTTTAACCAGCGATAATGTGTATTACGACTAATACCTACCATTTTACAAGCCGTTGAAACTATGCAAAGCGTTTTCTCTAAAGCTTCGAGCATATTCTTTTTTAAGGTGTCACTATTTGTCATCTTCTATAAATGTTTTAATTAACTGATATGCCTCGTCTGAGCCACTTGCTAATACGTCTTCTTTAATATTATTAACTCTTGTCCCAATGGACTTGATATGTCTTTCGGTTTGCTTAGAGCCTCTTATTTTACGCCCAGCTTTTCCGTCTCCACTAATTTTAAATATAACCGGCTTAGCCTTTATAATGAATGTGCTATTAGTAAACCTATCTCCCTCACAGATAACCGTCTTGTGTTTAGACCAGGCCAGGAACTTATCTAAATCTGTTACCACACTCATACTAAGTCTATCACTACCTTCAAAAGTAGAGCCGTCATAGACTCCTATAATAGCTATATCATCGTTATAATGAAATTTAAACTTTCCAATCTTGCCTGGCCGTAATTTATGGTCTGCTAAGAGCTGCTTCATTACCCAGGTCTTACCGACTCCACAAGCTCCTATTAATAGTATGTTCATCGTTGTCTAATGTAATCATTTAAATCGTTTGTAAAGTCATCCCATTCCCTATCCATCATAATAACTTGACCGGTCGTTCTGTAATGGTTTTGCTTTATCTTGCCAAAGCCAGGGTCTGCCGGTGTACTTTCTAACCTAAGATAACTCGGTAAGACGTCTTCACGGCTATCCCAAAATATCTTAAACTTGTTTTTACTTTGCCATTGCTTTTCTGCGTATCTTATTCTATCGTGAAACATATCGTTGTAAACATTAGGATAACGTCTGTTAGGCCTATGCCAGGACTTATAACAACATAGAGTGGTTTCCAATGTGAAATAACTTAAGTCTTTATGTGGAAATCTTGCCTCTGCCTCTGCCAGCAGCTTGACCCCCTCTGACTGAAGCCAGGTTATTGTATCATCTGCATAATGTACTTCATTCTTCCACCAGTCTAAATCATCACGGCCTAACACTTTACAAAGACCATTCCTATGCGACTTACTTCCTGATATGTTACTTAGAAATAACGTATCACAATCTAAATGGAGGCCAGCTATTTTAAGATACTCTAAATAACTGAATGTAGCCAGGCGTCCAAAGGTGTAAAAATTGTTGATAACAAAGTCCCAGGTGCGTCTAAAGTTCTCATACTTATCATCGGTGCTGCAAAGCTCTTTGAATAGGTCTTCTTGTGACCGGCCTCTTAACACTTCTTTGTACTTTATGATGCAGTCTTCAAATATGTTTTTTATGTATCGTCTGTCTGTGTCCCAACCCAGCTTGAGGTAATGCGTGCGATACCAGGAGCTAAACTCTTTGATGTCTAAATTTTTGAGGCTTGGAAACTTTTCAAATATCAAATATGTGGTAAGTACATTCTGTGAGCATCCGTTAATGAATGTAAACCAAAGCTGCTCCTCGAGATCTAAATCTAACTCTTTAAAAATATGTGGTATTGCATAATAAACTGCTCCAGCGTGTCCCTGATATTTCAAATGAAATTCATAGAATCTTAAAAAAACTTCACGCCTATATTGAGGCAATCTAAAGTCAAGACCAGGCACTAAATCAGACTGCTCTGATATACCATTTATGTCACAATATCTCTTATTTTCAATCATTTTCTATATTTTATTTTTCAGCTCTCTATGTATCGTCAGCAGTAGATTTTTTATTTTCGTAAGATTTCAATAGCAGTATGTCCCAAAGGTGTGAAAAGCTCTTAAAACGTCTTAAAAGTGGCTTCAATTAACTACTGGAAAAACCTCCCTTGGCTCATTTCCGACCACCCAAAAGAGTGTATTTTTGTTTAAATATTTGTCAAATGTTTCAGGATTCTGTTTCATCCAGTTCCATATTTTACCCTCATACCTTGGGTGCAAATCTATGCCACCAAAATTGAAAGGCATCCAATCACCGTACGTGCAAAATCCAGTTCCATTTATGTCGTGATGAATTAAATGTATGCCAGTATTTTTGTCATTGAACATTGTATATTTGAATGATGAATTAAGATTTTTGCCAATAACTTTGCTAATGATTTTCAAACGCTGAGGTATGTATTTTAAATTGTATGAGCCATTATTACCGATTCCCATAAGTAATATTCTCTTTAAATTACGAGGTGGATTCTGAGATATACCATACAGAATGCTAACCACTGAATTACAAGAGCCACACGGAATAATCATTGTTTCAATATCATCAGGAATGTTGGCTACCTGATAACTTCCTATCTTATGAAAAGCCTCTATTCGCTCAGGTGGATTTAATCTCTCGTCTACGGTAATATTAGTTTCTAATACTTCGTGTCCTGGCAGCTTCTTGGCTAACTGAAAGGCCTTTGATTGCAAAGCTCTAGCATAACCAATCTTTTCTACTTTGAACTGAGCTCCCATACGATGTGCTAGTATCATATTAGTATGCTTCATATAATGCTTGCTACCGGTTACTATTAAACACCCCAGGTCATAATGCTTACATATTGAGGATATGAAAGGATGTTGTGGACTACCTACTACTGAGCCTGAAACTATACCGGTAATATTTTTTGTTTTAACCCATTCATCTACGAGCCATAAACATTGCCTCATCTTAGAGCCGTTTACTCCGTTGAAGCCTAATGGTGCAAACTTGTCTTCACGCTTAAATTTTACCCCTCCGTACTCTTCTACTGGTGTGAGGTCTTTTAGGTAATCCGACCAGCGTATCTGAGATCTATCAAAACTATATTGTGGAAATATGCTATTCATTTAAAAATGCTTTAAGAGGATAAAACACTAAAGTATTACGATAACCCTCGTCAGCTAAAGGTACGATAGGAGTAACTCCGTGTACATTACGCCAGGCCGGATATACTAACATCGAATTATCGCAGCTATCTATAGTGGCACCATAATCAGGAATAGTAGTACAACCCCCTTTGCTATTTTGACGCTTGCAGATAATCACATTTACTGCTCCGACCAGGTTTGCAGTATCTCTATGATAAGGAGCTGCTATGTTGTAATTAGAAATAGAGCTTGTAAACATATTACCAAACTTCCATTTATCATCTATGCCTTTAAATAACTCTAATTGCTTTTCGTAGATGTTAGGTGCCAGCTGCTTAATTAGTAACTCAGATTCTTTTGCAGCCAGGCTCATAGCCTTTACAAAGTTCTTTGCAGATTTAACTGAATGTACTGAGCTAATAGTAGAGTAAGGTCTTCTCATATGAGGCCTTGGTGGTACTGCTCCTAAGATTGTGCTAAACTGTAGTACGCCTGAGCTTCGCTTCATAGTTGCTTTAGGAACTCGTTTTGACCTAAGCTCTGAATCGGCCAGGTTGATGAAGCTGCCCAGCCTTTCAGAATACTTATTAACATCTCTAATATAGAAGCCTATAAGCTCGTCATTATCATAAAAAAGTGAATCCTCAGTAACATTAGGCTCTATGTATTCACAAACATCTCCGACCTTTACCGAGTGTTCAACCTTATTTAAATTAATCCTTTTCATAACCTTTCTTGACGTTTCTTAATTCTTCTAACAATAGACCTCCTACGTATATGTTTCGCTCTCTAAAGTGCTTATTATACCTTAGAGCATCATCTTTTAGCATATCTACTTTAATATGCATCGCTTTCTTTACGTTTGACTCGTAATTATCAATCTCGTCTTCTAAGTCTTCATAGTCTAAAATCGAATAGTCTATAGTTGTCTTTCCAAACCAGTCATTAAATTGTGGAAATTTATCCTGGATAACTTCTTCATCCCATTCGCCAAAACTAATATTGTCTTTGATAACTAATTCTTGCTTTTGCTTATCAGTAAAATTTGTTACTTGCTTTACCTCAACATCTTTATTACCAAGCTCTACCAAGGCTCTATATCTCATATTACCAGCCAGGATAGTATTGTTCTCATCAATAATTATCGGCCTTACATTCATCATATCAGGAAAATCAGTCAGGGACTTCTTTAAGGCTTCGTACTTATGCGTGTCTATGATACGTGGATTATTCTCATAGGTGTTTAATTGGCTTACTTTAATCTTCATAATTATCTTTTAAAACTTTAACTAAAATATCTCCTACCGAGCCACCCAGGTCTGTGACGTCTTTTGCTAATTGATAAGCAGCCGGATAGTCGTTTATATCAAACTCTACTACATAAACTGGAGGCTTCTCACTTACGTTTTCAGAGCCATCTATATCAGCCATATCATTTTTAGGATTCTCGTCTTCAAAGTCATAATCCATATCATCATCAATAGCTTCTTGTGGCTGCCATACGTTTAATCCAAACTCTTTAAGTTCTCCAGGATCATAATCGTTACCCAGGATGTCCCAATCCCATACTCCGTAATTAACATTGTCTTTAACTACGAACTCTTTTTTACGCTCAGCTGAAAGGCCGGTAACTTGAATTACCGGTACCTCTTTAACTCTAAGCTCCTTTAATGCTAAATATCTTTGATTACCCAACAGAATAAACCCA